ATCCCATTGATGCATACTTGAACAAGACTATGTTCCTCCCGCTTGGGAGCGTAGCATGCAATGAACGAGCATCCTCTAAGTACTCGAGGATCCCTGAGGTCTTAAAGATTCTCTGAACAAGGTGCAAATGCACCCGATCAGAAGCATCTTTCAGGTCTAGCGTTGCTAGTCGTTTATCAATGCTGCTACGGTAAGCGAGTAACTGATTAACACTCTGATCTTTAAAACGGATCGAATGTTTAGTCAGGCGATGACTCTCCAATATGTTATATACATAGTCCTTAAGGGACTGTTGCATAAATTGCATATGGGAGGGTTCAATCGCAATTACTCGTGGCGCCGTCAAAGTCTTCGGTACGAATACAACTCTTACAGGGAGTTCTTCCCTGATTGAGAGATATTCGATACCTCCGGCTTCGATGGTACCTGTCCCGGTACTTCCGAACCCTGCTGCGACCCCGTAATTGGGGAAGCAATGGAGGTCGGAGGGATAGGTAAATTCCGATCTATGGTTCCACTTACTGATGCGACACCTCTCATTAGGGAGGCGACGATCAGCAGTGACCCCAGGACCGTGATGGCAAACAAGATCAAGGTAATCAGGCTCAGGAAATACCTGAGACCATAATATTCCTGAAATCTTGTCAAGGAAATTATCCTTCCTCATTATCTGAGGTGTCATACGGCGGAGTTCGCCTTCTATTGCTAGAAACTGTTCTTCAGCAGCTCTATTACGCGAGTCGCTGCAACTCATCTTAGGTTTCTTAAAGAACCTACAGATTTGTCGAATCCAAAACACGGATTGAGGACAAGAATCAGGCAATAGCCTACCATCTATAGTGAACACACGTTTGAAGAAACCTGAGAGTAATCTCGGGAGCCTTCCATGCCTACTAAAAGAAGTTGGGCATGTGAACGTCCCACTTTCAATGCCTCTTTCGAGAGCATCAGAAAGTGTCGGGAGTGTCAAAGTAAGAAATGACATTCCCTCGTGTTCACAACGATGTGCAATAGTACGCACATCGCGTTCTACGGACAAGTCTAGGTCGAGACTGGCGTCAGCCAGAATCGCCTTGACGAGCATGGTCGGTCTTTTCATTATAACCTCCATATTTATGGGGGAAATAAGACCGTCTAGGCTTACTCCAACAGCTGTTGGAAGTTATCTCAAATGGACTAAAATCATAATGATTACAGCCCACAAGGCGATAAAGCACATACAGAAAAATCCAATAAAAAGGAAATCTCTGTTTGTCACTTTAGAATTCGCCCCCGAGAACCTTGTTGTAGTTGGCCGAAGTGGCCCACGCCTTCAAGGCATCGATGAGATAACCGATCTCCGTATCCGTAAATCCAGAGCGTGGCTCGTCAATGACGAGATAAACGCTCAGGCCAAGATCTTTGTTAACCCCAGAAATGGGATCAGCAACGACCTTATGCTGCGATAGACGGACTTCACGACGAAAACGAGCAGCAGTAGTATTCTGCTTCGTCGTCATGGAGGTGACACCATCCGCGGACGTGAACACATTCTGCGTCGGACCATTAGAGGTCTTCGGCAAAGATGTGGCCACACTGTTAATGGTGACACTTTGAGGATCTGCAAGCACAAGAAGCTCCTTTATGTTACGCTTACTCACACGCAAAAACCAGCGTGCATGGTTAAAAGCTATCGTAATCGAGACAAACCTAGTGCCCCAATAATAGACAGCTGCATAGCCGACAAATTCGTTGGTTGGCTATGAAAACCAAAAGGGTCACCCGCTAATCGCGATTTATATGCGATTTCACGAGTGGCAGAGACGTTTACCGATACCGGACTGTAATCAGGATAAGAAAACATATCAGCACGTGAATCCACGACTGATACATATTTCTTCTCCCGCATTACATAGAAGTAATCGGCCGCTAGTCGATTAGCCACGCCACCGTCCATGTTTTCTAAAACATCGCCGGCAGTATGGAACCAATCAGCTAGCCACGTCCACGGGAGGGCATTCCAGATAACGGACGGTGAAGGATATAGGCCGTAAAGCCTAGCCAACATCGCCGTATTCCAGTTAATGTCCCGAGGCCCATCAGGGAGCCAGTACCTAAACCGGGCAGAAGCCCAGACATGGTCTGTCTCAATACGTCTAGAACTCGAGGTACGCGGACCACGATAAAAGTAGTCTACGAACCCCGGATATGGACCCCCGCCATAATGGCCGGTGTCTATAGTTGTCGACGTTGACGCCAAATCAACACGGCGCCTGACAGGTTTTCCGTTATGTTGCAAGAGCCAAGCGAGTCTCTTCTGAGCTGCACGTTGAAACGTGACAGTTTTGATGATATCGCTTAACAACGGTTTCCAGCCGAACTGCAATGCTAACCAATAATTAGGTATGCTATGCAATCCGTCTTTAAGAAACCGCTGACGAAGCATCGCGGGTACTTCTCGCAATTCGTAAATTGCATTAAGCCCGCTAAATATTGGCTTCGTAGGTTTCATCTTGCTATATGCCTGAGGTCCCCATGCTGTCCCGTCCCCCCCACCTGGGAGGAAGCCGGGCCAGTCAAACGATCCTATAAAATCACCAGAATAATGGTGATTCGTATAGGCCGTTGACCCTCCTCTTACGATGGCATGATCAGAGGTTGTGGTATAGACTTTAGAGTCTAGTGACCAGTCACCTCCGACATTTCGATCGGGAGGAAAGTCAGGGTACCCGTAATGACCAGCACCAATCATAGAACCTTCGGTGTGAAAAGTATCACCCCTAACGGTACTAGGAACGTCATAGGAATAATATGTTCCTAAGACAGAGTTGCTAGTTTGATTACGAGATGGCATAAATAACGCCCTTTCTTTTGGTGGAGTTGTTCCGTAGAACGTGGGAGAGCCGAGAGGC